TTGCAGTCTATTGACGATGCCGCGATGTTCGCGGCGCACTTGGCCGACGATGCTGTCGCCGGGTTCCTCGCCGCGTACAGCGGTCAGACGCGGAGTATGTACGAGGCGGATCTGCGGATCTACTTCGCGTGGTGCGAGAAGGTCGACGTCGACCCGATGATGGCGCGGCGCGTGGATCTCGAGATGTTCGGCAGGTACCTCGAGAACGGGCGCGGGAACAAGCCCGCTTCTGTCGGCCGGCGGCTGCGGACGCTGCGGCAGTTCTACCGTGTCACGCACGGCGACGAGATGATTCCGCACGACCCGGGGCGCATGCTGCGGATCCCGGCACCACACTACGACCCGTCCGCGATCTACGGTCTCGCGCCGCTCGAGATGACGATGCTGCTGCAGGCGGCGCAGAAGCGCACCCCGCAGGAGGGCGCGCTCATCACCCTCATGACCGTGCTCGGCCTGCGCGTCTCGACCGCGCTCTCGCTGAATGTCGGCGACGTCGACGGCGAGGAGCACGGGCACCGCGTCATCCGGTACACGACGAAGTTCTCGAAGGACGCCGTCGCTGCGGTGCCGGCGCCCGTCGGGCGGATCCTGGATGCCGCGGCCGCGGGGCGTGACGAGCTCGAGCCGCTGATCCTGCGCCGCGACGGGCAGCGCATGGATCGCAACTGCGCCTGGCGGCGCGTCAAGTCGATCGCCCGCGACGCCGGCCTGCCCGCCGACCGGATCCACCCGCACACGCTGCGCGGCTCAGCGATAACCGCGCTCCTCGACGCAGGCGTGCCACTTCGGGACGTGCAGTACTTCGCGAACCACGCCGACGCGAAGACCACGCTCGGCTACGACCGCCGGGGCCGCAGCCTCGACCGACACCCGTCCTACGTCCTCTCCCACGTGCTCGCCGCCTAACCCCGGACACGACGAAGAGCCCCCTCCCGCTGACCCGAAGGTCAAACGAGAGGGGGCTTTCAGTTGGAGTTACGGTGCGACGCTCCAACTCGGAGTGCACCTATCTGGGCATGAACGCGCTCCGATCTGGATTCGGTGAATTGGCGTCGGCGCCAGCGGCGCCTGCAGATGCACTGCCGGCTACTCGAGGAATCCGGCTGTGTCGTCGATCTCGTGCTGCTCTTCTTCAGTGAGCTCCGGGCCACCGGATGCGACGACGCGGCGCGCGTATGCGTCGATGATGCGCAGCACCTTGGAGAGCTTGTTCTCGACCTTCCGGCGAGCACGCTGCTCCGTCGACAGGAGCACCTCGAGGCGTTCGTTCTTCGCGTCGAGGTCATCCATCCGCTGCCACACTTCGGCCATGGTCGGCTGGCCGCGATCGTTGCTCGCCGCGCGCCGATTCAGGAGACCGAAGATGCCGGAGGTGATCGCGATGATGACGGCTGCGACGGCGCCGGTGATGGTGGTGGGGTTGATGAGTTCGGTGACGCTGTTCGGGTCATCCATGCTTCGGCCGCCCCGTCGTGACGACGAGGTGAGCCGTGCGCACAGACGTGACAGCAGCGAGCGTCGTCGCGATCGCGGAATAGGTCGCGTGGTCCCAGTCCTGGAGGATCGTGAGCGCGATCGGCGCCGCCGCGAACCCGATCAGCCACGACCACAGGATGATCGCCGCGATGCGCTCGACGGGTTCGAACGCCTCCCGCACGGACGCGCTCGCGGCGATGAGCGCCGCCACGGCGAGCGTGATGCCCCACACGGCTTGCACGGTGTCCCCGGAGACGCGCTGCAGCGTCGGTGAGGACGCCAGCCACACGGTGGCGCCGATGACCGCGAGCAGCCCGTAGAAGACCGTCAGGCACCAGATCGGCACCTCGAGCGGCCGCCCATCCCACAGGTGGATTTTCTTGCGCACGTGACCTCCCAAGGGTCGGCGGGAAGAGTCGTCAGGACGCGGTGGGAGACGACGTCGCCGGCACGGCATCCGACGGGACGATGACCGACGGGGCCGGATCCGAAGGAACGACCGCCGATGCCGCAGGCAAGGGAGCCGGGGCGGGCAGCGGGTCGACCGGCGTCGGAGCCGTGTCCGTGCGCGCGCCCGCACCGATCTCCACACCCACCGCGGCGAGGACGGCCGCGATCACCGGGATGAGGGTCTGCGCGCTCAGGTGCCCGGCCAGCCCGGGAAGGAACGGCAGTGCGGCAGTGACGACCGCGGGGAGGACGCCGCCGATCAGCGTCTTGAGGATTCCCTGCCACTGCTTGTCGAGCAGCGGCACGAGGTAGGTGACCACGGAGCCCGCGGCGAGGACCGCGAGCTGCAGGGCCACGGTGACGGTGATGGGCTGGTCGATCACCGCGGCGAGCGCGCCGGCGATGACGATGCCGATGTGGAGCAGTGCCGACAGGTACTTGTTGAGGACAGGGCCCGCGAAGAGCCCGGTGTCTGCGGTCATGGTTTCAGCTCGCTTTCAGGGTGAGGTTCTTGAGCGCGGCGTCGAGCTGCGCCTCGGTGAGCTGCGCTTCCGGCATCTCCTTGGCGAGCGCGGCGGCGAGTGCTTTGATCTGCGCGTCGGTGAGGGTGAGGCCGATCTTGCTGAGCGCTCCCGTGATGGTCACGAGCTGCGCGTGGAGGATGTCTCCGTACGTGTACGCGCCGTCTCGGAGCGCCTGCCATACCTGGACCTGGCGGGCGGTGCCGTCCGGATTCTTCTGACCGGAGTCGAACGCGGCGGTGAGCAGCGCGAGGGGCATGTTCGCAATCTTCTCGATCGCCATGCCGAGCGAGACGAGCTGCCCGTTAACGGGGACTGCGATCGAGAGGATCCCGTCGTAGTCCTGCTGGGTGAGTGGCATGTCATCCTCCTGGTTGAGGTAGGCGGGCCGGAAGAACCCGGTCACGTATTTGATGGGTCGGGTCCTGTAGGCGACGGCGATGGTGTCGGAGCCGTTCGCGCCGATGGTCTGCACGTTGGCGCCCTGCGGTGCGGCGAGCGCCATCTCGGTGTGATCGAAGCGGCCGGGCGTCCACCCGTAGAGGAGCACGTCGCCGCGGCGGATCCCGGCGGATCCCGGGTGGTAGGTGCCGCCGTCGACGCGTGAGAAGACGTCGACGTTCCAGGCGACCTTCTGCCCCCATATGGCGGTCGACTGGAACAGAGCGCAGTCGTTGACGTTGTAACCTCCCGACCAGTCACACCGCGGGTCATGTCGGCTGATCCCGAGCCTCGCGACCTCCCACGCGATCGTGTCCTCGAGAGTTCGGATCGGTGCAGGCATTAGACCTCCAGGCATGGAAAAGCCCCGCATGGCGGCGGGGCTCGGACGTTGGGTGCGGCCGCTCTACGAGGCCGGCGTGTCGTCGTCGGCGGCCGGCGCTGCGACGGCGTTCGCTTGGACGCTCGCGAGGAGAGCGAGGAGAGCGGGCAGTGAGGAGAGATGGACGGTCACGTTCGCGTTCGCGGCCGGGTCGTCGGAGGTGATCTGCACGCTCGATGCCGTGACGACCGCGGTGAACGCGACGTTGTCCGGGCCGGTGAGCGCATAGGTGACGGTGGAGACGGTCTGGGTCTGCTCATCACGGGTGACGTCTGCCATGAAGTTCCTTCCGGGGGTGATGATCAGAGGGCGCGGATCCCGACGCCACCGATGACTTGGTAGGGAGGCATGTTGTTGTGTGCGGATCCGCTGCCGGCGCTTCCTGTGTCGTTGTCGCTGAGGAGCGCGTTGCGGACATATCCGCCTGATGCGGTGTTGTCGTACGACTGGGTGGCTCCGCCTGTCGTGGTAGATACGGCCTTCGCGTTCGTGTCCGTCGTCGTCTTGTGCGAATGCGCCGGCATTTCATCTACCGTCAGCACATGGCTGGCCTCTCCTCCCGTGGCACCGACGGTGTAGAACTGGCCGCCTGAGCTACCAGCGGCTCCGATGGCGATCCGGCCGATCAGATTGGGGATGTTGAACGTCGTTGACCCATCACCGGCCCCGTAGAGGACGCCGATCGCATTGAACAGCAGCGCGTACGTCGTGCGGGAGACAGCCTGCCCCGCGCATCTGAGGATCCCATACGGTGCGTTGGTGCGCAGGTCCTGCGAGAAGCTGCGCAGCTCGCCGATCATCATCTGGTCGCCCTGAGCGCGGCCGTGGATGATGACGCGGTGACCGGTGATCTCGCATCGCACCCTGGACCCTGCCGGCAGCGCGAGCGGGTCCACAAGCGAGTCCGGGGTGAACGGCAGCGCCGCGGTGTCACCGTCGAGGGTGATCCGCATCGCCGCGCCCGCGGTGGTGACCGTCGCCCACCGCCATGAGGAATCCGTGCCGGTCACAGGTCGACCACCTCCTGAAGCGTCGAGGTCATCAGCCCCGTCGGGGTGCATTCCAACTGCAGCGACTGCACCGTGTGCCGGGCGTCGATTCCGGCCGGGGTGGACGCGAAACGGAGCACGTCGAGCACGGCGAGCGGCAGCGGCAGGTGCTTGACCTGCCGGGATGCCTGCGGCGAGCTCGACGCGATCAGCGACTGGCGAGCCTTGTCGTTCAGGAACGCGGTCTGCGCGGCCGTCGTGCCATCCGGGACGTCCACTCCCGTGATCGTGCTGGTGATCCATCTGCCGCGGGCCTGGTAGGAGTACGGGCTCGCCGGGTCCTCGTTCGTCGCCCGACCGGTCAACGGTGCCGCGTCCGCGCCGGCCTCGGCGACGGTGATCACCTCGTTCGGAACCCCGTAGGAGTCCCGGTCGGTTGACCAGTCGGGCAGGTAGATCGACTGCTCGCCGTCGACGAGCTCCCGGTCGAGGTTCAGGATGTCGTATCGGATGCTGCGCACCGCGGGCCGCACGTACGGGGTGGCCTGGAAGTCACCCGCGCCGGACACGGTCAGGCTGTTGTAGCTCAGCGCGTCCAGCAGCGTATTCACGATGCCGAGGATGCTCGACCCCTGATCGCCGGGCGCCCATACGAGCGGCGCGGACAGGGTGCGCGTATCGCTCAGGTCGACATCGATATGCTCTCCCGAGCTCGCGATCGCCGCCTGCACGATCTGCAGGACCGGTGTGGACGTATCCGCGGTGAACGTCGCGTCGATCTGCTCCTGGTCGAGGACCGTCGACTTGTCGTGCACCTCAAGGTTGTAGACGTGGCCCGTGTCGGACCAGTCCTCTGGGGCTGCAGTGATGACGTACACGCCGAGCGGGATCTCCGGCAGGCCGGTCACTGTGAGCACGGGCCGGATGCGGGCCGTCACAAGGTCGAGGTCGGAGATGCGCAGCATTCCCGGCTTCGCGGTCTCGAGGTCGAGCACGCTCACCGTGCCCGACCCCTTCACCGCAGCGTTCGCCGCCCACTGCAGAGACGCCTTCGTGACACCGTCGAGGGTGCCGGCCAAAGAGTCCAGGCCGGTGCTCGTGCTGTGCGTGAGTACCTCATACCGGTATGTCGTCTCCCGGTCCCCGTAGAGGATGTCCTCGGTGCTGGGATTGCGCAGCGGCACCATACCCGCAGGCAGCGCGATCGGCATCAGGTGGCCTCCGAGACGGTGAAGCTGAGATCCGCGGCCTGGAAGGTGTGGTTGTCGACCTTCCCGCTGATCACCCCGATGACCCGCCGCCCGGACGGGTCGCGGTAGCACACGAGCCCAGCCGTGAGGAGGAACGCCTCGATCTCCTCGATCGTGGATCCCTCATCGGCGAGGATCGTCGCCTGGACGTTCACATCCAGCGTCGACGTCTCACCGAAGAGAGCGATCGGGCGGGAACGTCCGGCGGCCTGCACAGTGCCGCTGTTGCGGCTGGGGTTCGCACCGATGGCGAGATTCCCGTAGAACTTCACCGCCGTCGCGAACCCGTCACCCGTGCTGAGGAACGCCCACAACCCCTCCTGGACAGGAAGATCCACGGATGCCGGCGCGGAGCCCGCGCCATCAGAGGAGTACGTGACGACCGTGTACGAGTTCACGCCGACGGTCTGCGGCGTCGTGTCGACGACCGTCACATCGCCGGTGATCGGCTGCTGGTCCGCGACCGTCTCCACAACCCCGTTGATCGTTCGGGTGAGGGTGAACGTCGCAGGGGCGACCTGATCCTCAGTTGGGTCAGGGAAAGTCAGATCGACCTGCGCCATGCCGGCATCCGGGACGTAGCTCGCCGTGATCGTCGCAGGCGACGGATCCGCATAATCCACGCTGAACATCGCCGCGGACGACGACGCGCTCAGCCCGTTGGAGTCCTTCGCGGTCGCGGTCAGCGTGTACGTGCCGCCGTCGCCGAGACGGGTCGCCAGCGGGATGCCCGTCGAAGACGTCGTCGTGACCGTCTCGAGAACCGTGCTGCCCTGCTTGAGAGTGACCGTGCCCGACACGAACGATGCGCCCTGCGCCTGCGCGAACGTCAGATCGACCGTCGTGTGCGCCTGCGTCACCGTGCCCGTAGGCGCGGCCACCGACACGGTCGGCTTCGACTTGAACGTGGTGGTGCGCGTCGTCGACCACGGCGACGCCCCCGTGCCATCCGATCCGCCCGTGGTCGCCTGACCCCAGGTGCGCACCCGCATCCGCAGCACGGTCGCGGCGGTCTGCACCGCCAGGGTGCGGGTGTGCGCCGTCGAGGTCACCTTGCCGCTCGACGACCAGGTGGATCCGCCATCGGTAGACGTCTGGAACTCGTACGCGGTCTGCGCGGTCGTGTCGACCGGGTTGTGCGTCCAGCTCGCGGTGAGCGCCACCGCGGCATCCGCATACTGCGGCGTCGTCGCCAAAGTCGGCGCGTTCGGCGCGGCGAGCAACTGCACGGAGTTCGACTGCACCCACGAGGAAACGAGCGTCCCATACTGGTTCTTCGACCGCACCCGGTACACGTGCACCTGCGACGAGTTCGGGCTCGTGTGCGTGAACGACGTGCCCCCGGACGCCACACCCGTCGTCGGGACCGCATCCCATGTGATCGTCCCGCCCGAGCCGACCACGCCGTGATCCACGAACGTGCTGTAATCGTCGAACGCGACCTTGTTGGTCCAGGTGACAACGATGTTCCCCGACGAGTTCTTCGTCGCGGTCACGCCCGTCGGCGCGGCCGGCGTCGACCAGGACGCGTTGGAGACGTCCGAGTTCGGCGCCGACCCGGCACCGTTCGACGTCACGACCCGGAACTCGGTCTTCCGGTTCGCGGCCGACGCGATCGACACGGAAGTGAGGATTGAGCTCGTCGTGAACACGCGAGTCCACGAGCCGCCGTTGATGCGCTGGTCGACGCCGATGCCTGTCGGCACCCCGTTCGAGGCGTAATGGTTCTGCCAGGAGACGTCGATCCGGGAGTCGCTGACCTGGTTCGAGGTCACATTGTCGGGCTGCCCGGGCGGCACCGTGAGCGTCGTGAGGCTCATAGAGCCGGTGACACTCGACGGGCCGCCGACACCTGACGTGCCCGTGTTGCTGTTCAGCGCGAACACGACCGCGATGTTCAGCGTCCCGTCTGCGGCATGCCCGAGGGTGACCGTCGCATCGACGAGGGTGTGCCAGCCGCCCGTCGCGTCGAACGACCACGAGCTCGTCGACCAGTTGATCGAGTTCGACAGGCTGACGCTCAGATCGCCGTTGTAGTGCGCCGACCCGGGCGGGGTGTAGATCTCGCCCTTGACGTGCACTTGCGAAGTGTTCGCGACTGCGTCGTATCCGGTCTCCTCGAGGGTGAGGCGGAGCTGCCCGTTCTGCCCGGTACCTGCGGTCCACTGCGTCACCTAAGCCACCCCGATTCTCCTGAGGGCCGGGCCTCGGCCGGCGTTGACTGTCACGCGTTCCCCATGCGCAGCTGAAGCCGGTTCAGCTGCGCGATCGCCTGCGCGAGCTTCTGGATCGTCGAATCCGACAGCTCGAGCGGTTCGGAGCCGCTCGACGTGCTGTCTCCGGTGTTCGCATGGGAGCCGAGTTGCGCTGACGCGAACGCTCCCGGCGATGCGGCGCTCACCGCAGCACCAGCGAGCTTGGCCGCCTCCGTGATGACGTCCGGCGTCGAGTCGGCGATGCCGACTGCCATGCCGGCGCCGAGCTGCGCCCCGATCTCGTCGCGGAACAGCGTCGACGGTGAATGGATCCCGAAGAAGCCCTTGACCTGGTCGACGAACCCGGAGAGCTTCGACTTGATCTTCGAGAACAGGCTTCCGAGCGCATCACCGATGCCCTGCGCGAGACCGGCGATGAGGTGACCGCCGGCCTCGACCATCGCCGGGATGAGGCTGAGCACTGCGACGATGATCGACGGCAGCGCCTTCGCGAGGGCGACGACGATCTGCGGCACGGCGACAGCGATCGCCCCGATCAGGCCGAGGAACAGCTTCACGCCGCCCTCGATCACGGCCTCGAGGCCTGGGCCGGTCAAGAACGAGACGACTGCCTGGATGATCTTCGGGATCGCGTTGACGATCCCGGTGACGATCTGCGGCAGCGCGCCGACGATCCCGAGGAGCAGGTCGAGACCAGCCTCGATGATCGCCTGCAGGCCGGGGCCGGCGAGGAAGTCCGTGATCGCGGTGAGGATCTGCGGGATCGCGGTCACGATCCCAGTGATGATCTGCGGCAGGGCGCCGACCAGTCCGACGAACAGGGTGAGGCCTGCCTCGATGATCTGGGGGAGCGCCGAGGTGATCACAGCGATCAGCTGGTTCAGCATCACCGGGATCGCCGCGACGAGGATCGGTATTGCCTGCACGATGCCCATGACGAGTGCCTGCAGGAGTTGGATCCCGGCTGCGATCAGGTAGGGGAGGTTCGCGACGATCGCCTCGACCATCTGCGGGAGTATCGTGGCGAGCTGTCCGGCAAGCTGCGGGATGCCCTGGGCGATGCCGTTCACCAGTGCGCCGAGCATCAGCATGCCGGCGTTGATGAGCGCGGGGAGCTGGCCGAGGATCGTGCTGACGAGCTGCAGCAGCACGGGCACGACCGCTGAGACCAGCTCGGGACCTGCCTGGCCGAGGCCGCTCACCAGGGCTGTGACGATCGACCCGGCGAGCTGAACGATCGACGGCAGCACGGTGGCGAGAGACCCGACGAGCGCGACGAGCGCCGCGGTGAGCGCCGGGGCGATCGCATCGAGGATCGTCCCGATGTTGCCGGCGAGGGACTGCATCGCCGGAGCGAGCTGTCCGATTCCGGCGACGAGCTCCGTCGAGGCGGCGTCGACGGCCTGCTGGGCGCCTTCGGTCCCCGAGACGAGCCCGGTCATCGCGGCGACCATGTCGTTCAGGCCGGGGATCGCTCCCGAAGAGAGCGCCGTGGACAGCTTGCCGACGATCGACCCGGACAGGATGTTGAACCCGTCCGAGAGGGTCGACAGCTGACCGGTGAGGGTCTTCGACCCGAGGTCCATCGCGTTGTAGAACTGGCCGCCGGCCGACGTCGCGTCGACCATCGCCTGGCGGACGTCATCGAAGCTGATCTGGCCCGCCGACATCTTGTCGCGCAGCGACGACATCGACTCGCCGGTCTTCTCCGAGATGACCTGCAGGGGGTTGAACCCCTGGTTGATCATCTGGAGCAGGTCCTGGCCCATGAGGTGGCCGTTGGACTGCACCTGCCCGAAGACGAGGGCGAGGCCCTTCATCTTCTCGGAGTTGCCCTGCGAGATGTCGCCGAGCATCTTCAGGTCGGGCATCAGCGATTCGGTGTTCTCGCCGAAGGAGAGCAGCGTCTGTGATGCGTCGGCGAGATCCGGCATCGTGAACGGCGTCGCCGCCGCGAACTGCGACAGCTCTGCGAGTTTCGCCTTCGCGGCGTCCGCCGATCCGAGCAGCGGCGTGAACGCGGCCTGGAAGTTCTCCATGGTCGCGTTCTGCTTGAGGCCGGCCGTGACGATCGCGCCGAACCCGGCCACGGCCGCCGCACCGCCCACGACCAGGGCGGTCTTCGCGGCGCCGGCGAACGCGGAACCGAACTTAGATCCGATGCCCGATCCGGTCGTCTCGCCCTGGACCTGCTTCGTGAGCTCCTTGCCGAAGCCCTGCGCGTTCGGGGCGACGGCTACCCAGGTCGACGCGATCTCGGCCATGCGCCACCCCAGTTCCGCGGTCAGGTGGCGCCAGCGCGGACCTGTGGCCGCGCGCCGGCGCCGTCCCTGCCGCAGAACAGGGGTTGGCTAGATGAACTCGCCTCGACGCGCCCTGGTGAGCACATCGAGCATTTCGCCGCGAGTGCGGCCTCCTGTGTTGCCATAGTGCTCGCGCCGTTCCGCTTTCCACGGTCGGGCCGGGTGCGGTTTCGGGCGAGGCTTCTTCGGGTTCCGATGTGCAGCGAACGTCAGATCGAAGAGGTCAGCGAGGACCACCGTCTCGAAGCTGATCGGGTGCTGCCATTCGTTGATCGCCGCGCACAGCCGCGACGTCGGATCGGCGGCGATCTGCTCCGTCAGGCGGACCGCTTCGCCCCACTCGACGGCTTCGCCGATCGTTTCGATGCCGAGGTGGAGGCGTGTGCGCCAGTCGTACTCGATCGCGCCCCGGTGCGCTCGGATGAGCTTCCCGAGGCCGCGGATTCCCCCATGGCGACCCCCGCGATCAGCGCGTATTCGCGCTGCCACGTCGAGAACATGTCCTGGAAGTCGTTGACGTCCATCTCGAGGATCATCGGCTGCTGAGACGGGGCGATCGCGATGATCAGCTGCTGCATCTTCTCGTTCGAGCTCATGACCTGCTGCTCGCCGAGCTCGAGCAGCTTTCCGAGCTTGAGACGCAACGGGATCCGCACGTCGGGGATCTGCTCGTCGCCTTCGAACTGCTCGGGGTGCCAGATGAGCACGCGGCCGTCGATGTCGAACTTCCGGCCCGAGGCCGATGTCTTGGTGGGCATGGTGTTCCTTCCGCAGAAGTCCGCAGAGTCGTTGTGTGCGCTGCCCGGTCGCGTCTGCGGTCGCGGCCGGGCAGCGGTCTTGTGCGGCTACTCGCCGCCGCCGGCGAGCGTCTTCAGCGCGGTCATCCAGACCTTCGCCTGCCCGTTGAGTGTCTGGTCGAACTCGAGCGCGAGCGTGACCTGGTATCCGATCTCGGAACCGTTCTTCAGGTCGATCTCGCCGATAGAGGTGACCTTCGCCTTCGGGCCGAAGATGCGGATCAGCTCGTCGCCATCGACGACGTCGATCACGAGCTTCGCGTTCGTGCGAGCCGCGTTCGTGTTGATCACGAACGAGCCCTCGGTCGCTGTCTGCGTCACGGTGACGCCGAAGACCATCTCGATGACCTCGAGCTTCGTCTCGATCAGCGTCAGCTGCGCCGTCGGGGTGTCGTCGGGCGGCGCCTGCAGGGTGCGCACGGTCGCACCGTTCTGCCACGCCTTGATCGGGGTCGCATCGCCGGCGTCGGGCATCGTGAGCGTGACCCCGTCATCGCCCACATAGCCGAGGTCGTCGTAGTCAGCCAGCGACGACGAGGTTCCGGTCGGGTCGGCGGCGGTGTTCGAGCCGTCGTAGTAGACGGCACCGGTGACCGCCGAGCGGACGTTGTCTGCGTTCAGAGCCATCGGGCCCTCCTCCTAGGTATCCAGCCGCGCCGGATGCGCGACTGAGTCGGCCCGCGCGCCGCAGACGGGCGGAAGTGTGCGAAGCGGCTACTGCTGTGAGCCGCGAAGGGTGATGTCCACGAGCAGCTGGCGCATCGGCTGCTGCTCGTTGCCGAGGTCGGCGAATCCGGTCTGCTCGAGCGACCGGATGGGCTTGCCGTCGACGGCATGCGGGAGCCGGGCGGCGAGGATCCGGCCGAGCTCCCACGCCCGGGCATCGGTGGTCGCGTAGATGCGCGCCTGCATGAGAGCGAGCGGGTCGGCGCCTCCGATACGGTTCCAGACGACCGCGGTGGTTATCTGATCGGGAACGGTGCGGCCGATGTAGAGCGCACCCTGATCGTTGAGCAGTGCGCGGGTGGCGTCGCAGAGAACCTGCTCGGCGTCGGGGTAGAGGATCGACTGCGGCTGCCAGCTCACTTGCGGCCCCGCCTTCCGACGGATGCGGCGAGCGCTTTGGTGAGCGTGTGGTGCGCTGCTTCGACGAATTGCGCGTACCAGACGCTGGCGCCGACGCGGATCACGAGGCGGTCGGTGGTGCGCTGCTCCTCGAGGTGCAGCGAGCGGTAGTAGTCGCCGGTCTCTCCGATCGGCGCCGTCTCGCGCGCACGCTCGAGGACTTTCTCGGCCTCGGAGTGCAGGACCTTGTCCATGCCCTCGCCGCCATTGAGGATGCTGCGCAGGGTGGCGCTGTTGAGCTTCACGGGGCCGACGACGGTCTTGATCTTGGCCATCGGTCACCCCCTGCGTCTGGTCACGGTGATCTGCGCGCCGGGGCTCCATCCGGTCATCGGGTGGATCCAGTCGAACGGGAAGCCCTGCACGTCATAGGTGTTGCCGCGGATGATGACGCGGTCTGCCGGGTCGATGTCTGCCCCGGATGGGAGGAGCACGGTCAGCGTCTCGGTGGCCTGGTCGCGGCCGACGTCGAGCGTCTCGCCGGTGGAGGCGAGGTAGACGGTGCAGCCTTCGACGTCCTGCTGCGCGGGCGGCTGGTCCCAGTCGACGCGCTGCTCCTGGCTGTAGGGGTCGGTGGTGGTGACGGGGCGCAGACGGGTGATCGTCTCGCCGGCCATCACTCCTCCTTGAAGATCGGGCGGCCGGCGATGTCGACTCCGCAGGAGCAGAACGTCGCGCCGAACATGAGCGAGCACCAGGGCATGTGCCCGTTGTCGGGGCCCGTGGTGTCGACTGCGAACGCTTTGCCGGTGGTGGTGCTCGAACAGATGCTCTGCAGTTGCTCGATCTCGGACGGCCAGAACATGGCCTTGCGCGGCTGGCGCGTGTCGACCTGCTGTGCGAACGGTCCCGCGGACTGCTGCACGAGCGCGCCCTGGCCGGAGTCGTCCCAGCGGAGTACCGCCCCGCGGATGATGGCCTTGACGGCGTTTCGCTTCAGGGTGCGCGCTTTGGCCTGCTCGGGTGTCTCGCCGGGCTTGGCGGTCTCGAGGTCGGCCAGGCAGGGGGCGACGAGGACGGCCGTCGACTCCGCGTCTTGGATCATCGCTTCGGCCTTGTCGGCGTCGATGTCCGCGAACGGTGTGAGGTCCGTCGCCTCGAGGAACATGCTCATCCTCGTCGCCTCCCTTCCTTGCTACTCGGTTGCCGACTCGTCGGTCTCCTCGCCGGTGCCCTCTTCGTCGCCCTCGTCGGGCGTGGCGGCCTGTGCCGCGGGCCTCGCGGATGCGCGCGGCTTCGTCTTCTTGAAGCCGGCGGCGAGGAACTTCTCGAGCTTGTGCTCGGCGACGCGCACGCGCGAGCCGAGCGGGCTGTACAGCACGACCGTGCTGGTCGGCTTTTCGTCGGACATGTGACTCTCCTTGTCGAAGGTCAGCCGGGCCCTATGGCTCAGCTGTTGGCGGTGGCGTCGACGACCTTCGAGAAGGCGTCGAGGTCGAAGATGCCGAAGCCGAACACGAGCTCGGCGCGCAGCGCGATCTGGTTGTTGCGCTGCAGGTCGCCGCTGCCGTCCGGGTCGCCGTAGAGGATCTTCGTGACGGGGATCTGGCGCTGCACACCCCAGCGGAGCCCGTACTGGAAGTCGCCGATGATCGCCTTGACGTGCGGGTTCGTGGTCGCGTACGCGCCGCCCGTGATCGCCGCCTCGGGGGCGGAGACGGTGTCGGTGACGGATGCCTTCAGACCGAATGCGGTGGTCAGGCCGATGCCGAAGCCGAGCTCGGGGTAGATGCGGCGCCCGGTCGTGTCCTTCACCGTGGCGAGGTTGAACGCGAAGCCGGTGTCGAGGGCGACGCCGTTCGGTGCGTACCCGTCGGTGACGGTGAGGCCGACCGCGCTGGTCAGGTCGTCGTCGGGCTTGGACGTTCCGGTGACCTCGACCGCGTTGGTCGTGTCCATCAGCTTCGCGGGCGAGCCGGACAGCGCGGTGCCGTCGATCGGGTTGATGCCGTGGATCGCGACGAGGTCGATCGCGCGGGACAACGCGATGCCGGCGGCGTCGGACAGCTCGGTGAGGACGCCGATCTGGTAGTCCTCGTCAGCCCACTGCACCTCCTCGTTGAACCGCATCGTGACCTGCGCCTTGCGCGGGACCGCGTTGATCGGCGCGAAGGTCGGCTGCGACTGCGACTTCTGGGCGCCCTCGGCGACGATCTGCGCCTTGGGGCGACCGGTGAGGGTCATGAACTGGCTGGTGCCGAACTGCATCGGCGTCTGGCCGGAGAGGGCGACGATCGCGGAACCGGTCTGCGGCTTCGCGAACACGCCCTGGGCGAGGTGGTTCGGCAGCGAGAATGCGCTGCTGGCGAGAGTTGCCAAGGTGTCCTCCTAGGACGATCAGTCACCCGACCCGAAGAAGTTGCGCGCGAAGTCGCGCATCTCGCCCTCGGGTCCGGCGGGCTTGGATGGGGTGCGGCCCGCGAGGGGCGCGCGATTCTTGTTGCCCGGCGCCGAGGTAGTCAGGGAAGCGAGCTTCTCGGCCTGCTTCACGAGTCCGTCCTCGTCGGCTGCGGTGAGGAACAGCTCGGCCTGCTCGTCGTCGAGGCCGTATCGGGCCTGGACCTTCGAGCGGGTCGCGTTGAGGTTCGATGCGGCGATCTGCGCCTCGAGCGTCGCGATCCGGTCCGCGGTCTTCTCCGCGTCGGTCTTCGACTGCTCCTGCAGCTGATCGAACTGCGCAGCCTTCGACTTCAGGTCGCCGTAGTCAGCGAACTTGGCGCGCTCGCGCGCGACTCGCTCCCCGATGACCTTGTTGAGGTCGTCCTGCGAGGTGATCGGCTGGAATCCGTCGACGCCGGCCTGCTGGCCTTGCACGCCCTGACCCTCACCGGCGCCTGCGGTGCTCTCACTCATTGCTGTTTTCTCCTCCCGCGCATTGACCGCTGCGCGTATCGCGTGCCCCGGCTCGTGTCGGGAAGATTCGGTGCCTTACTGCTGGCTGGCCAGGTAGGCGCGGATGCGCGCGTTATGCGCGTCCTTCTGCTCCGGCGACATCCGCGAGGTGCGCCGCGAGATCTGGTAGAGCCGCACATCGACCTCGGGCGCGTCCGCATCCCACTCGGGCACCGCCGCGCAGTTGCAGTCGCCATGCGAGGCGAAGAACGCGCTATCGCGCGTGTAGACACCGCCCCGGCCTGCGAGCATCAGGCAGAACGCGCACGCTCCGACGCGGGTGATCCGCTTCCATCCGCGCGCCTGCGGGTCCGCGACGGATGCCTTAGCGATCGTCTCGCGGCCGGCTGCCAACACGTACTTGCCGGTGACCGCCTTCAGCGCGCGGAGCGTCGCCAACGGGTTGTCCGTGAACAACGCCCCGGATGCGCGACGCACTGTCGGCTGGATGCCGTCGAGGTACGGCGACACGGCGGGGTTCGCCGTGAAGTCGCCGTCGACACCGGCGAGTCCACGCTGCACGTCGAACCAGTCGGCCGCCATACCCGCGGACATCGCCCCGTACTGCTGCACGACCGTGGAGACGTACTGCGTGAGCGCGTTGCGGGCCGACAGCGGCTTCGACAGGTCGAGCGTCGACCAGAACGCGTCGAGGTCGTCGTACACGAGCTCACGGATCGCCGCCTGAGCGCCGCGGAACTGGCGTGCGTCAGCCTGAGAGACCATGACGCCTCCCGGCTGCTACTCGGCCGCCGCCGCCGGCTGCTGTGAGGTGCGCGCTGCGGCGAGCGCGGCGAGCGTCTGCAGCGTCTGCTGCGACTGGGCGCGCTGCTTCTCGGCCAGCGCCCGCTTCATCTGCTGCGGGTCGAGGCCAATCAGCTCGAGACCCACCTCGGTGTCGGCGAGCCACGGCACCGCGGCGAGCTGCTTCGATCCGGCGTCCGCCTGCTGAGCGCGCGAGAGGTAACGCGGGTCTCGCCAGCGAGGCTCGATCGTCGCGAACGAGGACGGGATGCTGGGCTCGCCGTTCTTCATCGCGAGGGCCGCCTGCATGACCTTCCGCATGGCCGCGGTCCATCCGCGGGCGGTGCGCTCGGCTTCGGCGATCAACTCGTACTGGGAGGCGTCGTAGCTGTCGGCGCTCGTCGGATTCGACAGGTCTGTGATCGCGAGCGCAGAGTCGGGCAGGCCGAGCTCGCGGGCGAGGAGCTTCCCGTACGCGTTCACGGCTGCGAGGTGCGGGTCGGGCGCGGATGCGTCGAACTTCTTGACGTCAGCGCGAGGGTTGGTGGCGTTCTCGTCGTCCGGGATGCCCTTGATGCGGCCGAGCATGACCTGCCACTTGGCCTGCTGCTCGCCTCGGTCGTTCTTGAAGATCGACTCGTCGGCGCCGAGCATCCAGAACTCGGGGAACGAGTAGATGTCCATGTGCCCCTCGAGGCGCACGAGCTCGCGCACTGCGGCGTCCTGCAGGGCGCGCACCGGCCGTGAGATGCGGGTGCGTCCGAAAGGCCGCCCGAGACGGGGCCGGTACGGGAGCCTCGCTGCGGGCAGCCCGTACTTGTGCTCGGCGAGCTCTACCGTCTCCCAGCGGCCGCCGGCGTTGGATGCGGTCACTGTGCGGCCGTCGAGGTAGACGGTGAGTGCGGTGGGCTCCCCGTTGGTGTTTCGTTCGGCGATCACGACGAGGTTGTCGAGCTGCCGGGTGACGGGATTCCAGATGCCTGAGGCCACGTCGGGGCCGTAGAAGTGCACCGTGGTGGTGTCGTCGTCGGGCTGAGCTGCGGCGACGAAGCTCGTGCCGTGGATGAGCGTCGAGGTGGCGGCCTGGAATGACTCCGAGTCCAGGTCGTTGTCCACCCACAGCTGGGTGAAGCCGAGGTCGTCGAGGCTCCCGCCGGGCCACACGAAGGTGTCGAGTGCGCAGCGTGCGGCGAGCGGGTCGACGGCCTTCGCGGACCATCCGAGGATCAGCCCCAGGCGGTTGTACTTCGGGGGGATGACGCTGTCGAAGTTCGCCCGGAACGAGTGCTCGGCGTCATATCGGCGCTGCATGAGGCGGTTGAAGCCGGACTTCTCGCTGATCACCGCGAGAGCGGCGTTCATCTCGAGGTTCTCGTCGTCGCTGAGATCGGGAAGCAGGATCGAGCGGGTCACTGTACGCTCCCTCTTCTGCTTGTCGATGTGCGGCTGCGCTCATTGCGCCCGCTTCCGGTGTTCTTCCGTGTCGTCACTGCGCCGTAGGCGGCGAGCGTCACCGCGTCAAGAGGCGTCACGTCGATCTCCTCCTTGGTGGACACCCATCCCCACCCGCCGAGGTTGCCGATCTTCCGGCGCCCGGCGTTCTCCACCGCGGCGTCGAGGCCCGGCTGCGCGAGGTGCGTGATCGTTCCCTCGGTGATGTTGCGGAGGACCATCGTGTGCGCGGCCACAGCCTGGTCGACGTTCAGCACGAGGATGCGGCGCTGCGGTACGCGGCGAGCGCGCAGCAGGTTCACGAAGTCGGTGGCGCCGGCCTTGCCGTCGATGACGATCACGGACGCGCGCTGCCACTGCTCGGCGACCCAGTCCGCGAGGACCGTGGTGCCGTGCGACATCGGCACCGGCGGCATCGCCTCGACGTGCACTCCGTAGTCGCCGGCCAGTCCGACGGCGACGCCGTAGCGTGAGCCGTCGGGGGCGAACTTGATCCCGAAGGCCCGGTTTCCGGTCTTCGGTGCCGCGCTGGCTGGGATGGCGAGCGCATTCCACTGCTCGAGGTCGACGGGGCGCGAGGTCTTCTGCTCGTCCCAGATGCCGTACGCCTCACGATAGAACGATGCGGGGCCGAGCTGCTTGAGCATGCGGAGCATCGACGCAGCGGAGGTGCGCTTCGGGTAGGACGGGTTCGCCTTGGCCCACTGCGCCCGATCGTGCACGTCGGCGCCCTTGTCGGCCGAGATCTCGATGTAGGCCGTTTCGCCGTCACCGGCGAGCGCTTCGGAGCGACGGCGTTCGAACTCCTCGCCGGGGTCGGTGGGCTTCGGCGGCGTCCCCATGAAGAACAGCAGCGCGTTCGCGGCGGCGTTCGCCGCGGGCACCATGTCGTCGAGGGCCGCGGAGGTGAGGATCTGCGCCTCGTCGAACACTTCGATGTCGACCTTGTCGAATCCGCGGCCGAAGCCGCGCTCGCGCGCCCCGATGAGGATGCGGGAGCCGTTCTTGAACTCGATCTCCTCGTCACCGTTGCCGATGGTGACCTTCAGCACGTACGGCTTGATCTTCCGGCGTGCGGCGAAGCTCTTCAGCTTCCCGAATGTCTCGTCGGCGGTGCGGAGGCGATGCGCGGTCCACAGCACCGTGGTGTTCGGGTAGATCAGGCACAGACAGAAGACGATGAACGCGACGATGAATGTCTTGCCGACCTGCCGGGGGATCGAGAGGACGACGCCGCCGATCGAGCATGCGTAGGTTCCGTCTGCGCGCATCGAGAGGGCGACTCTTCCGATGTCCGCCTGCCATGCGTCCAGCCGCAGGCCCAGCTCGGCGCCCTTCGCCTTGACCTGCTCCCATTCGGTGCTGACGATGTCTGCTGGCACCCGGACGTAGCGGGCGACGTCCTTCAGACGCCGATGGTCAACCGGTGACGAAGTCGTCCGGATCGAACGCCGATTCGTCGGGGTCGATGTCGGCATCCTGTGACTCCTCCGCTTCGGCCTCGGCTTCGCGCTCAAGGTCGGAGATGAGCTGCACGAGGCGCGAATGCTCGCGGAGTAGTCCCGGCAGGTTCGGCTTGCCTGCGTTGATCGCCTGTTCGCAGATCCGCAGCGCCCACAGCGCGCGGTCTAGACGATCGATCTCACCGAATCCGTCGATCGGAGCAGGCTCGGGCGCTGGGGTCACCTGCGGCTCGGGCTCCTGCTGCGCGAGCTCGGCGCGACGGTGCTGCTTGCGGCAGCGGTCGGAGCAGAACCGGGCCGTGCTGCGCACCGCCTCGAACTCCTGGCCGCAGTTCTCACATTCGCGAAACATGGCCACTCCTGTCCGGACACGCGTTTTTCGGGGAGAGACCGCGCTATGCACGTGGGTGCGGGACGGGTGCAGCGGGGGAGACCCCTGCCATGGCGGCCGGCGCCGATCACCGCTCGAGACGGAGTGTCACCATGCGCTCGATACCGGGAATGCGTCCTGCTCGAGGAACGCGGCTCGGCCGCCGCTGCCGTCGCTCTTGAGGCGGTTGCAGGTGCGGCAGATCACCCTCAGATTGCCCACGCTGTCATCGCCACCGAGAGCGTGCGGCACGATGTGGTCAGTCTCGGCCGAGTTCGGCTGACCGTGCACTTCGTAGTCCAGCTCGACCTTGCACTCAGGGCAGAGCAGGATGCCCGCGTTGCGCGATCTGCGCTTCACCACCCGAGAGTTGCGCAGATACTCCGTGGTCCCGGTCCTGCTCGTCGGCATGACGCCCCCACGATCTGGCGCGGCGCGCGCAGCTGACCCGGCATGCGAAAGGTCAAACATGCCATGAGGCGCTTCGGTCAGCATCCGGCCTGTACACACACCGAAGCTGTGACGTTGACGCGCGCCGCGAGTCTCAAACGGCAACGCACCCGAGAGACGTGGTCTCGATCGGGTGCGCGGTATCACCGCAATCATAGCCATCTGGTGGACTCAGATTTTGTCAAGCACCCGCCGACACGCCGAGGCTCAGCACCGCGTGTCGATGTGGTTGCTGCCATCGATGTCGCGATACACGACAAGCTGCTGCTCGGGGTCGGGAGGCGCTTCGACGAGCTCGGCCACGGTGATCCGGATCCCGCCGAGCCGATGCGCGAGGATCCACACAATGCGCTGCAGAGCGCGCACCTCAGCACGGGCACGCTTCAGATGCTCGAGCGCCTGCTGCTCAGTCATCGCCACCGCCTGGATGCGTGAGCGCGTACGAGCGTGCAAGCCTCGCCTGATCACGCCGGGCACGATCGATCTTCCGCTGCGCCGCAGCATGCGCCTTACGCCGCTGTCTCGTCTGCTCGAGCCTCGCCATCTCGTATTCGTTCGGCATGAACGACTGGCCAGAGCGCAACGGGCCCGCGACCGGCGTCGTGTCGAGACGGTGACCGCAGAGCGTGCACTCGACACGCTGATCCTGACCATGCTGCGAAGGCGGATATGCGACGATCCCGCCGGCACGCTCACACGCCGGGCAAGTCGTCTGCTTGTCAGCGACAGGGCGATCCTCCATCGGCCACCGGTAGCGCATCTCACCGATCAAGTGCAGGTCGTCGAGGAACGCCGAGATCAGTTGCGCGTCGCCGGTATCGAAGATCGCCTCGAGGTTCAATCCGAGGAACACGGTCAGCTGCCGCGCCGCGGTCATCCCCTCACCGGGTTGAGACGTGCGCAAGCCGACGACACGGCCAGCGTCGTCGATCCACGACGACGCGCTGAGCTGCGGCCCTCTGACGCCGATCTCGTACGCCCAGACACGGCACCAGCGTGCGGCGATCGCGTAGGCGAAGTTCACGTCGCTGAGTGCCTCCCACCGGCCAGGGATCGGCGGCTCAGCTTTCGTGCCGTGGATGCCGGTCGGTTCGATGGGGGCCGCCGATCCGAGCGGGACGAGCGACAGCAGGTGCTCGACGAGCGGCCCGACGATCTCGAGCGCGTTCTGAGCCCTCCGGAAGCACCGACCGCAGAACACGCCGTACCCGGCCCGCAACGGGATCAGCTCGCCGGACTCGTCCTTCCGCGTGCAGCCGTTGTGGCAGGGCTCGTTCGCTGTCATCGTCATCTCCATGTCTTGCTCGGCTTCCTGAACCCGTTCTCGATCAACCACGTCTCGTGAACCGCGCGATAGTCCCCACACACCCTGCAAGCGATCGGATCCCCGTCCTCGTCGAACCCCGGACCCACAGGGCGATGCTCCGGGCAGAACTTCGAAGGCACCCTCAGGCCGCCAGGAGGCGGGGCCTCGCTCGCGCGCTCTCGCGCACGCACGCCCTCGCGCGCGCTCTCTCCCTCTCCCTTTAAGCTGCGTGCACCCCGCGTGCAATCGGGGTCGGATTCGGGCCGGAACGTGGGCTGCTGGGCGCCCGCCTGCGGGCTCGGGAAGCGCGGTCGGCTCGACGGTGCGCTCGGCGCCTGTGCGGGCGCCTGCGGCTGCTGCTGGTGCTGGTTCAGTCGGAACCATGTCTGCCCGTGCTGGTCGTCGAACAGGGATATAGCGCCGGCGTCGTCCAGCCTGATCAGGGCTTCGTCGAGGTCGTCGTCGGTTAACGGACTGAACGACGGCTCGATCGCTTCCTTCAGCCACCAGGGGATGATCTGCGCGGTCAGCGTCTCCGGGTTGCCCTCGATCGCTGCGAGCGTGAGGGTGTTCAGCACGAGGGCTTGGATCGTCGTGCTCGGGCTCGGTCCACTCGTCTGCCCAGCGTGACCCATAGTTCTCCTCGTAGATGTTGATGCCGCGATGGAAGATGCACTCCCATGCGCCCAGGAGCTCGTCGGCCGGCACGATGAAGCACTCCGTGTAGCCCTTCCCGCCAGGGAGGCCGAATGCCTCCGCTTCGTCGGCGGTCCTGAACGCGGGGTCGTACTCGCGCCTCAATGCGGCGAGCGCGATATGCTCCGTCCAGCCCTGGTAGCCATGCTCGGGCCAGATCTCCGTCCACCCGGCGTCAGCGAGCGCGTGCAAGCGCCACCCGCCCCGGGTGCGGCCGACTTTCAGCACCTCGAGCTCTGGGTTGTAGGCGATGTAGAGCGTGATCTTCTCGTGCGGGTTCTTCAGCCGCGGCAGCTTCGGCCCGATCATGCGATGCCCTCGATCGGCATTGCGGTCTCGCGTTGGAAGCGGAGCGCTGCGGCTTCGCATTGGGCTTCGCGCATCTCCACAAGCACCGCCTGGCATCCGAGCTGACGGGCGGCGATCCCGGTCGTTCCCGAGCCTGAGAACGGGTCAATCACAATGCCCCCCTGGGTACGGACGCCTTCAGCAGGATCGAGACGAGCTCGACGGGTTTCTGGGTCTCGTTGACGGCGCGGCCGTGCATGTTCCGCATGCGGATGACGGAGCGCATCTGACGGGGGCCGCCGTCGTGGGAGATGTGGACCGAGGCGCCGCGCGCGCCCTGGTGGTGCACCGGGAGGGGCTTGCGGCGGACCGTGCGTGCGACAGCGTCCTGTGTGGTCGGTGCGTCGTTGTAGAGGTCGGCCCACTTGCCGCGGTACCAGTGCGTCGCGAACTCGTGAACGCGCTTGAACCGGTCAGCTGCCAGCCCGGATCCGTTCTGCTTCTCCCACACGATGTCCTGGGCAAACTTCCACCCGGTGAAGTCGTCACGCCGATCGAGGAACATCCGCATCGACCCGAAGCACCACAGGACCGACGACAGCGTCGCGGCTTGCTCCGGCCAGCCAGTCGGCCAAACATCCCACGCGAGGCTCGTCTCCGCGTACGGCGGGTCCGTAATGATCGCATCAGCCCGCGGCAGAACGCCTGCGGCGAGTGCCGTCTCAAACGTGCCGTGGTACAGCGTGATCGCGTCGTCCTGGTAGTAGGGCTTCACCGCTCAGACCCCGAATTGTGTGGTTCGGTGCTCTCGAAGACGATGTGCACCGGCTCCGAGAACACCTCGTGCAGGTCGACCTCCCGATCGAGTGGTTGGTGCTCCACCATGAACGTGACGGGCTTGCCGAGGGAGCGCGCATAGGCGATCTCACGTGCAGTCGACTCTCCGTAGTAGCCACCCGGGTTCACGACGTGGACGCGGTCAGCTAGGTCGATCTTCTGACGGTGAAGCGCGTCGAGCATGCGCTTCAGATCACTCTTGTCGGTCGTCCAGTCGTAGTCGGGCAGGTCGGTATGTCCGAACACGCCAAGGCTGATGACGAGCTTTCCCTCCATCGTTAGACGCATATTCTCGGCGTGGATCGCGTCCTTGAACTTGGTCGACCCGCACAGCGTGACCACTTCAGCGTTGCTCATCGCGTCTCTCCAGACTCCTGCACATGTGGTTGGTGACTCACGCTGCGCTCCTGATTCCGCTCGCGTTGGGCCCGGTCTGGTGCGCGGACAATTGCGCCCGGGTCGCGTCACGGTCAGCCCAGTAGTCGGCGCCCACCTTTGGAGTGCCGTGTACACCGAGCTCGCGGCGCATACGGAACACCGTGCGATCCGTGACGCCCACGGCAAGCGCGATCTCGACCGCCGTCTCGCCGAGGACGGTGCGCTTGCGGACCTCCTCGAGGATCTGCGCGCGGTTCTCGACGGGTCCGAAGGTGCGGCGTGTGGAACGAACCATGCGGCCGCCTGTCTTGCGGCGGCCGATGGTGAGGGCCGGCGTGGTTCCGCCTTCGACGTCGATGCAGTCCTGGCAGTAGCCGGGGCCGCCGGTGTAGATGCCGCAGCGGCGGCAGAGTTCGCGGTTCATGTGGTCGATCCGATTCCGAGGCGTTCCTCGATCTCGTCGGTGAGCTGACCGCGGAGCGCTGTCTGATACGGGACCGTGTTCAGGTAGGCGATCAGGTTCGCGGTCTGCTGCGCCTCGGCGAGCGCGATCGCCGCCTGCGCGGCAGAGACTGCGGTGACTTCCGCGGTGGGCAGACCGGTGTTGATCTGTTTGATGCTCGCGCGGGCTGCGCCGAGGCTGTCCAGGACGCTCACTGGTCGCCGTCCTGCGGCTCGTCGTGGACTTCTCCGGTGTCGGGGTCGAAGTCGAACGGGAGCGTCTCCTTGCCGGTGCGGGCGCGGTAGCGGCGGTCGAGGATGCCATTCACCTCGAGCGCGTCGGCGCCTAGCGCCACCTCGATGTGGCGGATGCTGAGCGACACCTGCCGGAGGCCGGTCGCGAGCTCCTCGGTGCGGGTGGATGCCTCGAGGTGCATGACGACGAGGATCGGCTCGTCGGGGTGACGGTCGACGGCGAGTTCGGACGGTGAGAGGCCGTCGAGGTCTCCCTTCGGGAGCGTGGCCTTGAGCTTCATGCGGGTAGTCCTTTCATTACCTGCTCTGCAGGAAAGTGGTGGTGCGGTTGGGGCGGCCGCGGGGCCGCCCCAACCGTGTGGTTCAGTCCGTGACGCGGCGTTCCTCGTCGGCCTGCTCGCGCTTCTCGTGGATCGCGTACACGCCCGGCCCGATGCCGGCCGCGCCGTGCTCGTCGGTGTGGATCAGCTGCGCGGTCTGCCCCTCCGGGACGACGAACAGCAGGATCCGCTGACCCGAACTGGCCCGGGCGAAGGTCACGTCCGGGGAATCGAAGCCGCGGTGCAGCCAGTGACTGTTCCCGGTCGCCTCCCCGAACACGACCTGCACACCGGCATCCGGCACGCGCTGGAAGTCGACACCGTCGAGCACGGCGTCGGCCATCGGGATGATGAGCAGGTCTCCCTGCGCCTGCGGGCGGGTGTCGACGGGGATCTCGGCATCCGCTTCGAGGTGGGCGGGAACGGTGACGCCGACCTTGTCGAGCGCCTCAGCGAAAGTGGAAGACACGAGGGTCTCCTTCCTGGGTCAGGCCCTACGCGCGATCTGCGCGTAGAGCTCCTTGTCCACGCCGTACTGCCACGCGGCAGCAGCGAGGGGATCTGTGATGTTCGCAGGCACGGTCTCCGCGTACAGGCGCGTCGCCCCCGACCGGTCAGGGGAACCGTTGACCATGAGCAGCAGATTCGTCGGCGTCTGGAACACGCCCTTCGGCGTCGGATACAGCACCAGCTCGTGCGGGTCATTGCCCGGATCCGGGCACGACGCGATCGGGGCGAGGTTCATGTCCGCGATGACCTTGTCCCACCCGATGCGCTCGAGCGCCGCACGGCGGACCTCCGAATTCCCTTCGGCGAGCGCGGTCTCGACCGTCGGACTGTCGATCACCCATGCGGGGACGCGGACGCCGTGCCAGGCGTGCACCGACCAGCCGTCCTTATAGAGCAGCGCAGGGCCGTCCTCGCAGTGGAGACGGCGGGAGGTGACCGCGTACGGCCACGACTGGTTCGCAACGGTCTCCTGGCTGACCTTCACCGGCCGTTCGGTGCAGATGACGACGTTCTCGTACGGCCACCACCACCCGGTCGATCGGGAGATCGTCGCCCACAGACCGAGCTGCTCGGAGCGGATGGGGTCGTAGGTGACGAGCTGTTCCTCTTCCGGGAAGAGGTAGAACGCGATCCAATACGCCTCGTGCTGGCCGTCGAAGCGGCGATCCCACGAAATCACCTCCCTGAGCGAGTCCCTGAGCGAGTCCCTGAGCGAGTCCCTGAGTGAGCCCCAGAGTGAGCCCCAGAGTGAGTCCCCGAGCGAGTCCCCGAGCGAGTCCCCGAGCGAGTCCCCGAGCGAGTCCCCGAGCGAGTCCCCGAGCGAGTCCCCGAGCGAGTCCCCGAGCGAGTCCCCGAGCGAGTCCCC